CTCTATAATACTAAGGTCAACAATCAAAACAATGACTCTCACTTCTAAATTCAAGAAAGACGTTCAAACCCTTCGTGGTGCAGCAAATGGCGAATTCTACCTTGATGTAAAGAATCCGAAACTTTATAAAAAAGTTCGCCGTTACTATGAAAATGAAGGTGTGGTATTTTCTGGTGATCCTCTGGATGATTATGAAATGCTTATGGAATACGTAGCTGCTGATCTTGAGTCTGTTGAGGTTGCATGAAATCCAAAGTTCTTCTTGAACGAGAAGGATATCGCTTTGTAGAAGCAGGTATTCTTGAGATAAATGGTAAACCAGATTATCGTCTGCAAAAGCAGAATTACTATACAAAACGCTGGTATGACATTTATTTGTTTGATAATGTTTTACAATGTTCTACTGCTATGGAAGACATTGAGTATGCAAAATGGTTAGATCCAGATCGTGTTCCTTGTTATGTAAAGGATGATGATTAAATAGTCACGGAGAGACTTTAAAAGTACTGGTCGGGAGCAAACCCCTTATGTCCAAGGCAAGCATTCTGCGTTATCTTGGAAATCTTCTTCTCATAATTGGTTATCAAACTATGTTGTGGGGAGATTTCAAATATGGTTTAATGTTAAACGTTGTTGGGGGATTACTCACAGTACCTTTTGCAATTAAACTAAAACTTTGGGATGTGCTATTCTTATGTGCATTCTTTGGTATTACCGAGATATCAAAGTTAACCCAACTTTATTTTAGTCCTGGAATGACTTAAAACTTACACTGGTGGAGTCAAGTATGACCCTATTATGAGTTTACGTCATCTCAAAAATGCCGTTGGTGCGGATGGGGAATTCTTTCTCCGCCTGGTTTCCAATTTCCAGTCAAAGAATTGGTGGCGAGCCTGAGTTACAGAGGTGGGTTGCATAAACCCACCTTTTTTAGTATAATAATAAAAAAATATATTCCTATGAAAATCGGTTTTAATTGTAGTTGCTTTGATCTTTTCCATGCGGGGCACGTTACGATGCTTAAAATGGAAAAGGAATTGTGTGACTATTTGAAAGTCGCACTTCAAGTTGATCCAACAATAGATAGACCTGGATTAAAAAATAAACCAGTACAATCAATTTACGAAAGATACGCTCAAGTTCAAGCGTGTAAATATGTGGATGAGATTCTTGTATATGATACGGAAGCAGATCTTTTGAATCTGATTAAGACTCAAACTTTTCATATTAGATTTTTAAGTGAAGAATATAGAGATGTTGAGGTTACGGGAAAACAATACTGTATTGATAATGGAATAGAAATTTATTATCATATGAGGAGGCATCAATACTCAACTACGGAACTTAGAAATAGGGTTTATGATCTTGAAAGTGCAAAAAGAGAGGAGAAAAACGTTAAAGATATTCAACAGTATTCTCCCGAACTGTTGGAAAAATATTCATTAAAAAACGATTGATTATGTCTATTTTGGTTACTGGTGGCGCTGGATTTATAGGAAGTAATTTTCTCCACCATCTTATTACTTGTATTTCGGAAGAAATTGTTTGTATTGATAATTTGACTTACGCAGCAAATTGCAATAATGTTCCGAACAAAATTAAATTTTACACTACGGATATTGCTGATAAGCATAATTGTGAATACATTTTTAAAAAACACAAACCATCCACGGTGTTTCATTTTGCTGCAGAAAGTCATGTTGATAATTCAATTAAAGATTGCTCTCAATTTATTCACACAAATATAAATGGAACCGTAAATTTATTAAATCTTTCGATGAAATATGATGTTGAAAAGTTCATTCATATATCCACCGATGAAGTTTATGGATCAATAGAAGGCGGATATTTTACTGAGCAATCTAATTATTCCCCAAGAAATCCTTATTCTGCATCAAAAGCAGCAAGTGATCATTTTGTGATGGCATATCATAATACATATGGATTGCCAGTAGTTATTACAAATTGCTCAAATAATTATGGTCCTAGGCAATATTGTGAAAAAATGATACCAAAAGCAATTACCAATCTTCTAAATGGTAAAAGAGTTTCTGTTTATGGAGATGGAAAACAAGTTAGAGATTGGTTATATGTTCAGGATCATTGTGAAGCACTTATTAGTGTTTGGTTAAATGGAAGAAACGGACAAAAATATAATATTGGTGGTGAATGTGAAGTAAGAAATATTGATCTAGTTAGAATGATTCTTGATTATATGAATATGAAAGAAGATATGATAGAGTATGTTGAAGATAGACCGGGGCATGATCAACGTTATTCTACTGATATTACAAAAATACGTCATGAATTAAAATGGTCACCTAAAGTTTCTTTGGAAAATGGTTTGGATAAAACTATTAATTGGTATAAAAATTTAAAATTTTGATTGACGTAATATAATGAAAGTTGCTTTAATTACTGGTATTACTGGACAAGATGGTTCTTATCTTGCAGAATTTCTTTTGGAAAAAGGATATGAAGTTCATGGTGTAGTGAGGCGTTCTTCCATGATCAATACACATCGCATTGATCATATATTTCAATTTGTTAAGTTACATTACGGAGATTTAACTGATTCTACCAATATAGTCAGAGTTATTCAGAAAGTTCAACCAAATGAAATTTATAATCTTGGTGCTCAGAGTCATGTCAAAGTATCCTTTGAAATGCCTGAATACACTGCTGATGTGGATGCTGTGGGAACTCTTCGTGTTCTTGAAGCAGTTCGTCTTTTGGGTATGGAAGAACGGGTTAAAATTTATCAAGCGTCTACAAGCGAACTTTATGGTCTTGTTCAAGAAATTCCTCAACGCGAAACTACTCCTTTTTATCCCCGTTCTCCTTATGGTGTAGCAAAATTATATGCATATTGGATTACTAAAAATTACCGTGAGGCATATGGAATGTATGCTTGTACTGGAATTCTTTTTAATCATGAATCTCCTCGCCGTGGTGAGACCTTTGTTACTCGTAAGATTACTAGAGGACTTAAGGCAATGTCTGAAGGTAAACAAAAGGTTCTTAAGTTGGGTAATCTAAATGCAAAGCGAGATTGGGGACATGCAAAGGATTATGTTGAGGCAATGTGGTTAATGCTTCAACAGGATAGTCCAGATGATTATGTTATTTCGACTGAAGAACAATATTCTGTTCGAGAATTCATTGAAGAGGCTGCACCTCATTTTGGAATGAATATTGTATGGGAGGGCGAAGGGATTAGTGAAGTTGGTATTGATAAAAATACTGGATTAGTTCGTGTTATAATTGATTCCACATATTTTCGTCCAGCAGAAGTTGAGACTTTATTGGGAGATTCTACAAAAGCAAAACAAAAACTAGGATGGAAACCAAAAATTTCTTTCAAACAATTAGTTGAGGACATGTGTAAAAATGAATTTTGATTCTAAAGTATTAGTTGCTGGTGCAAACGGAATGGTTGGTTCGGCAATTGTGAGAAACCTTGAGAGTAAAGGTTATACAAACATTATTAAAGGGACTCGTCATGTTGTAGATTTTACGGATCAAGAAGCAACTGACGCTTTCTTTAGATTGAGTAAACCCGAGTACGTTTTTGTTGCTGCAGCCAAGGTCGGTGGTATTATGGCTAATAATAACTATAAAGCCGATGTTATAACAGAAAACCTTCGTATTCAGGCAAATATTATTGAGTCTTCTAATCGTTGGAATGTTAAAAAACTTTTGTTTTTAGGTTCTTCCTGTATCTATCCTAAGTTTGCAACTCAACCCATTACAGAAGATCAGTTGATGACTGGTTTTTTAGAACCAACAAATAATGCTTATGCAATATCTAAGATTGCTGGCATCATGATGTGCCAGGCATATCGTCAACAACATGGGTTTAATGCTATCTCTTTAATGCCGTGTAATCTTTACGGTCCCAATGATAATTTTGATTTAGAAACTTCTCATGTTCTTCCAGCAATGATTGCAAAATTTCATGCTGCTCTTAATCACAGTAAGTATTGGGAAGTTAAACTTTGGGGAGATGGTTCTGCTATGCGTGAGTTCCTTCACGTCGATGATCTAGCTGAAGCATGTTATGTCTGTATGCTTCAATATGATGGAGAAGATCACATCAACGTAGGGACTGGTAAGGATGTAACAATTAAAGAGTTAGCAACAATAATTTCTGACATTGTTGGATATAATCGTGATATTAATTGGGATACAACAAAACCTAATGGAACCCCACGTAAAGTTTTAAATATACAAAAAATTAAGTCACTTGGGTGGGAACCGAAAATTAAACTTAAAGATGGAATCACACAAACCTATGAGTGGTATAAGAAAAATTTGCTTTGATGTGGTATAATATATACTAGGAGATTATTGACTTGTTTATGATTCAATATACAAAAACAGCACTTGTTCTTGGTGCTGGTGGTTTCATTGGTAGCCACATGGTTAAGCATCTAAAAAGTAAAGGATATTGGGTTCGTGGGGTTGATGTAAAATATCCAGAACACTCTAAAACCGAAGCAGATGAATTTGTTCTTGGCGATTTAACCGATCAAATTCTTGCAGATAGGGTAGTACAATTTAAGGGTCCCTATAATAATTTTTATAATTTTGTTCCAAGCAAACACATTGATACTTTTGATGAAATTTATCAGTTTGCTGCTGATATGGGAGGTGCTGGATATATTTTTACGGGAGATCATGATGCAGATGTTATGAATAATTCTGCATCAATTAATTTGAATATTCTACGGTCTCTTAAAGATTTAAATGATTTGAAGGGAGTAAATAAAACAACTATTTTCTTCTCTTCCTCTGCTTGTATGTATCCAGAGCACATTCAATTAGATCCAAACAATCCAGGTCTTAAAGAAGATGATGCTTATCCCGCAGGACCAGATAGTGAATATGGATGGGAAAAATTGTTCTCAGAACGTCTCTACTTTGCTTATCATCGGAATTACGGTATTCCTGTTCGTGTTGCTAGATACCATAATATTTTTGGACCAGAAGGAACTTGGCGAGGTGGTAAAGAAAAATCACCAGCAGCAATCTGTCGTAAAGTAGCAGAACTTCCTGCTGATGGTGGTGAAATTGAGATTTGGGGAGATGGTGAACAAACACGTTCATTCCTTTATATTGATGAATGTGTAGAGGCAACTTATCGTCTTGTTCAATCAGATTTTATGGGACCTGTAAATATTGGTTCTGAAGAGATGGTAACAATCAATCAACTTGCAGATCTTGCTGCAAAGGCAGCAGGTAAGACAATTACCAAAAAACACATTGATGGTCCTCTTGGTGTCCGTGGT